TATCAAACGAGCACTTACAGCATACCTTGACAACGACAAAGACTATGCAGAAGACGAAGAAGACGAAGATCCTGAAGAAGAGGATCCCAACGAAGACGACTGGGAAAATTAATGTGGTATAGTCGAGTAGTTGCTAATCTTGATGCTATTCCAGATTTTATAGCACACTACGAGCGTGAAATAACTGACGCTAAAAAAGACTGCCGCATTGCTGGAATTGTTGAAAAAAACATCACAGCACTTCCTGGCATTACTGAGTTTAGATACAACCAGCTTCAAGAAATTGAAGCTGTGTTGAACTTTCTCAATATCCAACTGCGCAAGATCCGCAGAAAGCATTTCCAAAAGTATCTAGAAGGCTATGCTCGTGCGCTTACGTCACGTGATGCTGAAAAATATGTGGATGGCGAAGATGAAGTGATTGATTATGAAACCATAATCAACGAAGTAGCATATCTACGTAATCGCTGGCTGGGTATCATGAAGGGCCTGGATACCAAACAATGGCAAATGGGGCATGTTGTACGGCTAAGAACTGCTGGCATGGAAGACATTCAGGTGTAAATACCTGCATGAAAATTGTACTTGTAACCGGCGGCTTTGATCCGCTACACTCTGGACACATTGCTTATTTTAAAGCAGCCCGCACTCTAGGCGACATGCTGATTGTGGGACTCAACTCAGACGAATGGTTGACTCGCAAAAAAGGTCGACCGTTTATGCCATGGACGGAAAGATTGTGTGTGATAAACAATCTTGCTATGGTAGACGAAGTGTACACATTTGACGATGCAGATGACTCGGCTAAAGAATTTATTCGACAAGTTCGAGCACACTACCCTGACGCAACGTTGGTATTTGCTAATGGTGGTGATCGTACTGACAAAAACATTCCCGAAATGGATGTGGTAGATGCCAATTTAGAATTTGCGTTTGGTGTAGGCGGCGAGGATAAAAAGAATAGCAGTTCATGGATTCTCGAAGAGTGGAAAACGCCCAAGACATCACGTGCCTGGGGATACTATCGTGTGCTACACGAAGTTGGAACCAACACCAAACTTAAAGAACTTACTGTTGCCCCTAAAACCTGTCTAAGCATGCAACGACATGACAAACGATCAGAGTTTTGGTTTGTGGCCGAAGGTGAAGCCACTGTGTACACATTAGATTCCAGCACAGACCGAGACATCAAAGATCATCTGACTGTGCATGAAGCTACTTGGATCAAGCGCAATGAATGGCATCAACTGTGCAACGAAACAGATCGCCCACTCAAACTGATTGAAATACAGTTTGGTGAAGACTGCGTGGAAGAGGACATTGAACGCAAATGAAACCAATTCCTATTTTTGTAGGGTATGATCCACGCGAAGCCATTGCGTATCATACCTGTGTAAATTCAATCATTCGCAACAGCAGCCAACCAGTGGCAATTGTGCCAGTGGCACTGAACTTGTTTCGAGACTATAGTGAAACACACACCGACGGCAGCAATCACTTTATCTACACACGATTCCTTGTGCCACATCTCATGCAATACGAAGGCTGGGCAATATTCATTGACGGCGACATGATTGTGCGTGGTGATATTGCAGAGCTTTGGGAATTGCGAGATGCTTACAAGGATGTTATGGTAGTCAAGCACGATTACAAAACACGCATGACTGAAAAATATCTTGGCGCCAAGAACGAAGACTATCCACGCAAGAACTGGTCAAGTGTGATACTGTGGAATTGTAACAGTCATCCCAATAGAAAACTCACATCTGAATTTGTGCAAAAAGCCACAGGTGCTGAACTACATCGCTTCTCCTGGCTTGATGACAAACGCATTGGTGAACTACCACCAGAATGGAATTGGTTGCCTGATGAATACGGGCCAAACCCCGACGCCAAGCTCTTACACTATACCTTGGGCACTCCATGCTTTCATGAGTTTGCTGATACACCACAAGGCAACGAGTGGCACCGGGAACGCATGCTCACTGATTATTGTCAACAAAGGTTGCCAGAATGACAGATTGGGAACAAGAAGACGAATCAACATATATTCTGCCACCGCTGTCTGATCCACATGTGTTAGACCAAACAGTCCCTGAGATTCAAGAAATATTTAAAAACATATTGAAGTATCGTGTGGACCCTGAGGGTGTGTACTATGGTATTACTCTAGAAAAGTTGCAACAACAATTGGCGGCTGTACCAGTCAATCAGATTGTGGCACTGGATAGTGAATACAGATACGAAAGAAAAGGTCACATGTACGATCCACTATTGCAAAGTTTTGTCCAAGGCACAGGTGGACAAATTTCAACCTGGGAAAAAGAACAAAACAACAAGACTCCGGCAGTGTTGCGTGGTATTACCAAGCGCAAACAGATGGAAGGGTGCCGCGCCGCAGGTAGAGATTTTTACTACATGGATACAGGATACTTTGGCAACGGCAAACGCAAATTGTATCACAGGATTACCAAAAACGATGTGCAAAATTTTGGTCCTATTATAGATAGACCTAACGACAGATTGGCACGCACCGGAGTCGGCCTAACAAAATTTAGACCAGGAACCAACGTCTTGTTGGCACCGCCCAGTCAAAAACTTTTAAACCTATATGATATCAATCTTGAAGAATGGTTGCAACAAACACAAGATGAAATAAAAAAACATACTGATCGTCCAATCGTGGTTCGTCTCAAGCAAGGACGATCAACTAGGGTAAATGACGATACCATGGAAATGGCTCTAGCACAAGATGTGCATTGTTTGGTCACATTTTCCAGCATTGCAGCAGGCGAGGCGTTGTTGCTGGGCAAACCAGCTATCACACTAGGACCTAATGCAGCCGCCGCATTATGCAGCCAATCATTATCAGAAATTGAAAATCCAAAAATACCCACACTGGACGAAGTCGCGGCATGGGCAAGACATATTGCCTATTGCCAGTTTACTGAAGTAGAAATGCGTGATGGTACTGCCTGGCGGATTCTAAATGACCATTGATGCAGTAGTCTACGTTAGCTCTGTTGCTAATCCTCGCAAACATTCAAGGAAAATTGAATGCTTGGAAAGTTTTGCTGCCGGAGTTAAAAATTCAGGCGGCAATGTGGTAGTAGAGTGGGATCACAAATACACACCCAGCAAATTGGCTGTGATGTTGGGTTGGGCAACCACCAATACCGGCGGCCCAAATATAGCTCTACGTAAACAAATCATTGCTGAACAGCAACGCCAAGGGTTGAAAACAATGTGCATTGATGCCAGTTGTTGGAAATATCTGGATGATCAAGGAACTTATTTGAGATACAGTCTGGGTGGCCCATTTTATGATCGTGCAGAGTATGCCAATCACAACAGTGATGCTACCAAGTGGAATGAAATTCGTAACACTATCAATGTGCCACTGATTGAAGCGCCAGTGATCAAGGCCAATGGCCATGTATTGATCTGCATGCAGAGAGACGGCGGATTTGCAATGAAGACATTGGATCCCATTCGATGGCTAGAAAACAAAATTACACTAATCAAAGAATATACCAAACGGCCAATAGTGGTAAGACCACATCCGGGTGCGTACCGCGTGCAAGACTTTAGAAAGTTTCGAAATATACCTAGAGTAACAGTGGTAGATCCAACAAAAAGTTCGTTGTTGCAAGATTTACAAAATGCTCATGCTGCTGTGTTTTTTAACAGTTCAGCCAGTGTGGCTGCTGTGTGTGCTAACATTCCAGTGTTTGTTGACGATCAGAGCTGTGTGAGTTGGTCAGTGGCCAATAAGAACATTGCCAACTTGGAGTCCCCGCAGGCCTTTGATAGATCACAATGGCTCAATGATCTTGCGGCAGCGCACTGGTCGGATGCAGATGGCCGTGCAGGACTAATCTATCAAAAGTTTTTACCGTATCTGCGTTAGAGTTTTGTAACAATGACGTCATAGTTTTGCCCAACAATGCCGGGCCATTTATGACTTTTGTCAACAACAATGACATGTTCATGAACAATGCTTACATGCATGTTAGACAATATCTTAGTGCGCCACCAATCAGGAGACTCAATGATAAGGTGTGCATTACGACCGTCGGGTAAATGTTTTTTTGCTGGGTAGCAGGCAATTCTAAACCATCCACAACGCAATATTTTGCTGCTAATCAATTGTAGTGTGGCATCTAAGTGTTCTGGCTCAATGTGTTCAAATACGTCACCGCTGATCACTGCATCAAAAGATCGTTTCGGCATACGATTATGTGCGGGATTTCCCGGATCATAACCTTCTACCTGCATGCTAGGATATGTTTCTTTTATTGCGGTCATAAGCCCACCGTGCCCACATCCGTAGTCTAGCACACTGGTAGGCTGGTACTGTTTTAAAAATGGATTTAGAGATTTTAATAATTTGCCGCCACGAACAAATTGTCCTTTGCCGTGCATCTCGGACAATTGTGCTTGATAGTCAGGATGGATTATGCTCATCTGTGATTTACCTCTACGTATTTGTATTTGCTTTCAAAGGTGTCTGGCACGTCTTTCCACGTACTATTCAGTTGGTCGTCTACCCATTCAGGATAGTGCAGTCGATCTTTCCACCACCAAAACAAATCACTACCCTTCCAATCAGTAAAGCAACTGCGGAAGAATTCTCTAGTTCTAGGCTGTTTAAAGTATTCAGGATCATACATGGTCTTTTTACCTTTGGCCTCACGTTGAAAGTTTAGCCCAACAAAACAAAACTTTGTTGCATAACCTTCTAACAAATCACGTACCCACGGCATGTCATCATCTGGTATGCTGTTTAGCACTTGTGTGCAGATAACACCATCAAACTTTGTACCAACTGGCGGCAACGTAGAGTGCTCAGGAACACACGGGTCATATTTGTAAACAGTAACACCCAGGTACTCATTAAATGTTTGCCAATTATCTTCGCTTGCGTAAGGCAACGGCTCTTTGTATTGCATGCCTTTGCCACAGCCGTAGTCCAAGATAGTTGTGGCACGGTACCGATTAACTAGATCTTTGATTTTCATTTGATACTTGACTACATCGTACCCAGCCCAGCTTTTGTTGTTTTGTTGGAACTCTGTGCCTTGACGAACTGACTCTAAGTAATACGGACTCATAACAATTTTATTTCTACCGTTGCACGTTTTTTGCCGCCGGCGTTGGACACAACATTTACTATTTCAAATCCATCTACACCAATGAAATTTGTTGCTGTGCCTTTGCATCTAATGTCTAAAATAATTCTAGTGTTTTCATGTGAATGTTTTTTCATCAAGTCTATGTAGGTGCGAACAGGATAGTGGTGCCCGCAACTGAGCCATGATGTAATAGCATCAAACTTGACATCGCTGGGTATGTTGATGTTGTTTGCATCAACAAGATGATAGTTCTTTGTGCCCAATTCTTGTAGTTTTGAATTTAAAAATTCAAAGCTGTGATAAAACTTTAGTTCACTAGAATCTGTATTCCAGTTGCCATAACTGGCAGTTTCAGGTTTGGTAGCGTTGGCAGAGTTGTTACCATCCAACAACCAAAGTTCAGTGCCATACTTTTCACCAAACCATCTTGAGTCCCAGGCAAATCCGCAACCAATATCTAGCAGTCGACCTACTGACTGATTCAAGTAAGCGTCTACAGTTTCAAAGTTTGCTCTGCGCTTGGCAACGTATTTGTCTGTAGTCCACTTGCGTGCCCACTGTGCCGAATCATGGGCGCCTTTATCAGGATCGTCTACTCCCATCCCATAATCCAATCATCTCTAATTTGATCTAGTTTGATCATGCCCCAAGATTTCAACAACTCTATGGCAGCAAATTGTCCATAGTCTTTGCTGTAGGCATCATGTGGTTTTTGTTCTATAACCATGATGGGTCTGCAACGTTTTACAGTTTGTTCAGCACCTTGCAACACACGATATTCGTAGCCTTCGCAATCTATTTTTATGTAGTCTACATCTTCCATGTTTAGGTTATCAAGTTTTACTACTTGTACATCACCAGTGCCCAGGGACTTTGGATCCAAGTGACTGTGCCCACTATTGCCTTCTGTGATGATCATGGTGGCTTGAGTGTCGTGGTCTCCTAATGCCAGAGGACTGATAAAAAAGTTAGCACCCGTCACGTTCTTTTCCAAACACTCTCTAAACACAGCCACAGGTTCAAACGCAACTACCTTGGCAAAATTATCTACTAGGTCTCGACTCCACAATCCCACATTGGCACCAATGTCTAGTGCAGTTCTGCGTTTGGCGCACAGCCCAATACTGCGGCGGCGTACAGCAATTTGGTATTCTGGTGGTAGTCCTTTGTCAACGCTTTTCTTTAGCATCTTGGGAAAGTGTGTTTCAAAGTTGGGAAAGTACCAACCATAATGTTCATGCATAACTTAACTCCTTGTTTTTGTCTAATATCCTTGCGGCTGTGCCATCTCTAAGTTCTCGATTGTGGAATTGACCATAAGCCAGATGACACGCCCATGCACGCACTAGATCCAAATCTGGAAACCAAGGATCTTCAATTTTAGCAAGATCTCTGTTGGCAACCGGATCTGCTGCATTGCTTGGAGCACAAACAAACGCCGGTACTCCTCCCAACACTGATTCTGTGGCTGCAATACTATTATATACAATTACAGCATGTGCATCTTTTAACAAACTGGTAAATGG